CGAGTTGTCCTGCAGCAGCCAAAACAGCAGCCGAGTAAGTGAACTTGAAACCGGCACAAACGGGCCGCCAAGCCGAAGCAATCGCGTAAAACGCTGACGCCTGCGTCAGGTCAGACACGGTATTGTCCGCCCACGGCTGCGCGTTATCGCGCGTGCCAATGACCGGTATGCTCCAAGCATCCTCCGTCCAGGACGGCGCCGAACCGACGCCGAACCCGATCCGCCCCGCATTGCGCGCGAAGGCATTGTACTCAAAACTCGCGAGATACGCTGAATCGTTGTCGAACGGTGCAGCTGGAGGCGCAAGGTGATTCGTCGAATTACTATACCGATTCGAAACCGCGACCGCGGCAAACGGCGAATTCCGCAAGAAAAACGCACATCTGCCACTATCGTCTGTCTCGAGATCGATGTTGTAACGAAACAACGTCGTCGACGTCGTATTCAATTCACCATCCGGAATCGCGGGCACGTCGGCCATTCCAAGCGAAAACGGATCCAACATGGCGGCAACCAATGGATCCGACGCAAGAAACGACTTCATGCGCGCGACTTTTGCGGAGTTCCCTGCTGGCGTCGTGGACGCAGCGACGTGGACACCCGGGGAGCCGCCTCGGTCTGAGCGACCCTCGCTCGACGAAGCTCCACGAGTTGAAGCAAGATAGCTTTCCCATCGTCGCTCTCGCTCGACTTTCGAGAGCTTGAGTTTGTTGTACTGGGCTTCATGTTTTGCATAGAATTCTTTTCTATCCATAGCAAATTGGAGCCCCGAGACGGGTGGATGTAGTTCCACCCCCACAGTGTCGACGACACCCGACGTCTTTTATATGGCCCTCGTCGTTCGGGCTGGCATTCCAATTAACGAATCAAGGCCAAAAGCTCGTCTTCAGACATCTGTTCGAAAATCTTGCGTACGGCGACGGCGCGTTCGGCACGCGAAGGACCAGGCAAAGCCTCTACGGGCGTGCCAGCGGTACTCGCAGCAACATACGCAGCCAACGGCGGCACGCTCGGGAACGGACGCTGATTCAAACGAGCTGGTTCAACGGGCGACTTTCCCCCGGCAGTCGGCAACTCACTGGCAACCACTGCATGGAGCCGCACTGCGACGTTGCGCCTGAGCGTTTCCCGACGAGATCGCTCATCATCGGTTTGCAACTCATCGCACTCATCGAGGCACATCCTTGCAGCAGTCCGCCGTGCCTTCCGTTTCGAAGAGTCACGAACCGTCACATTGAAACCATTCGGCAAAATACATGTCACAAGAAAAATGGGGTTCGAACCCTCTAACATTGTCCCATCTTCAACGAAAACAGCGTGTCGTCGCCATCGGTCTTGACATCGAATGTTGAGCACGCTTGTGAAATCGCAGTCGTGATCGACGGCCGACGTAACACAAAAAGTGTCGCGAGGAGGAGCAATAGTATTGTTGGACATGTAACAAAGAACATAAAATTGGAACGCCGAGATACGACTTTTAGAACCTCCGGATTTAGTCGCCATATCCGGGTCCCTTTCAGCGCAATAGGCAGCAGATAGAAACTGCATTTCATGCGCGCCCCGCGGTGTGTTTAGCCGTAGTCCACCAAACGCATCACCTCAAAAATGTCGTCGGCTACGAATGCCGGCAACGAAGTGACACAGGCGAACTTCGACTCAACACGCAGAACATCGTCCACAGTGACACCGTAGCGCTTGCATACGATCTCAAGTGTGAAGCAGCGGTCAACAGTCGTGCCTGAGGCCCCGATCTTGTACCACTTGTCCTCCGCCGCAGATATGACGCGCGTAGTGCGCGCGCCAAGCCGACGCAATGCCGCACAGAAGGCACCCAAGATCGGGTACTCGTCCGGCACAAGGCAGCCAGCAGCCACAGCAGAAGCGATGACCTGATACCCCAAATGCAACTTATTTGCTTCAGAAGTACCCGGTGGTGCGAACTTCCGCGGATCCATAGAAATCTTACCTAATTTCAAGACCTGCGACGGCAATGGGAAAACCTGTATTTCTCCAAAACCATCTCGCGTGATGAGGCTCTTAAGGAAGCTACCATCAAACACGCGAAAGAAAGAACGCATCTTCGCCGCCATTCCCAACGAATGAGACACCTCTTCAACCGTCATGTCTGCACGCTGCAACGCGCGCAACCACATAGACATAACGGCAATAAAATTGGCGACCGTGGTTTCGTCAGCTCCTGTAGGCATTTGACACCCAGGCGAACCACGCATCGACACGTACTTTCCCACCGCCCAATACGGAGCGCGACACGCTTCATGGAAGCGTTGCGCGGCGGCCCGAGGATAGCCAAGCATGCCGAGCACCCGACAGGTGTTCTCAATGCACGCCTCACCCTCACTCTGGTCGCACTTCTCCATATCCCCTTCCTGGTACGGGCCCTCTCCGAATCGACGATGATCCGGGTCAAGCACGTAAGGGTTCCGCGAGTAAGAATCGTCCCCCGCGACGGCAATAACGGG